TTGTCACCAACTACGATAACATCCCCTCCGTCGATCCGGCTGGCTTTGATGGCATCGTCTTCGACGAATTGACGCGGTTGAAAAACCCGTCTGGCAAACGGTTCAAACATCTTCTCAAAATCCTCGACCAATTCAAGATCAGGTGGGGGCTAACCGGATCGTTCACATCGAACGGTCTAGAAGATGTGTTTGGCCAGTGCAAAGTCGTCGATCAGACGTTGCTTGGCCGTAGCAAGGGCGCGTTCCTGCAACAGTATTTTTATTGCATAAACCGCGATTACGGCCAGTGGGAGCCGCTGCCAAACGCGCTGCCCAAGGTCATGGAAACAATCAAGCCGGCGACCTATGTGCTGGAGCCTGGCGAGTATAAGGACAAGCTGCCGCCGCTCCATGTTGTCGAGATGCGTTGCGACCTAGATGACCGGACGCCTTACGAGAACATGAAGCGCGAATATGTCCATGAAGAGATTACCGCGCCCACGGCGGCGGCGGTCACAAACAAACTTCAACAGCTAACCAGCGGTTTTGCCTATGACGCTAATGGCGTAGCCCAGTGGTTCGGGCGTCAGAAGTTTGACGCCCTTCAGGACATTCTTGACGAGAACCAGCACGATAACACCATCATTGTCTACAATTACAAAGAAGAGTTAGCCGAGCTAAAACGTAGGCATAAACTCACCACCATAGACGAAGAAAATGCCGTTGAAAACTGGAACAAAGGGGAAATAGAGCTTCTAGCCATTCACCCCAAGAGCGCCGGCCACGGGCTCAACCTTCAGTTCGGCGGCAACAAAATCATCTTCTTGTCCCTGCCATGGTCACTGGAACTGTTCGAGCAGACCGTGGGGCGGCTGCACCGCAGCGGCCAGACCCGAGATGTCTGGTGCTATGTGCTGATGTGTAATAAAACTATTGACGAGCGTATCTTCAGCGCGTTACACGACAAGAAGTCTTTAGCGGAGTTGGCCCTTGCCGAACTATCTGACATGGAAAGAGCTTAATGATCGGTTGGCCGATCTGACCGAACAGGAGGTCTTGGACCTTCTGGAAGCCGAGAAGCGGGACACCCGACGCTCCACGGTCTTAGTGCGGTTGCACCAACGCTACACGGTGCTGCGCATGTTACGCGAACGGGCGGAACTCTTGGAGAGTATAGATGAATCCTCACGAACTGCTTAGCCAAGCGGCTAAGATCATTGACCAGCGCGGCGAAGGCTACGGCGGGATCGAGTCAAATTTCCAGCTTGCCGCTGATATCGCCACGCTAAGGCTAGGCCGAGACTTTCACCCTTACGAAATCGCCATCATCCTGGCTTGCGTTAAGAACGCCCGCGCGTTTGCGTCTCCTACGCATCTCGACAGCCATATTGACGCCGTGAACTACGAACTGTTCGCCGCGACGTTTGCCGAGGACTATCTTCAGTCAAAGGCCGGCACGGCGGCTGAGATTGGCTACAAGCGCAAGAAAGACCTAAAGCCGGCACGCCGCGCGGAGCTTTCCATAGTCGACGACCAGCTTAGCGACCTCGCTATTCGCGGGGAGCCGGCGTAACTCTTTGGCAGCTAAGGTCTGGCGTTCTGCCGAATAGTCGACCAGCGGAGGACACCCTTCGCTGGTCGATTTGCATCCGCTAAAACCGACCAGCATCAAGATCGGCAGCAGTTTCTTCGACGGTCTTGGGTTTGGCAATTTCAGCCTGCCGCTTTCAATCCTGGGGCTTGGTGCCGCCGGTCACATTGAAGTCCTTAGCGGCGACTAGACCGATAGCGATAAGGCCATTTTGAAGATCAGCCCAGTTGACCGTCTTGGTCGACCAGGCTTCCCACAAAACGCGCAGCAGCAGCAGGACGCCGGGGATAGTTGTCATCCAGTTCGTAAGCATATCAATCTCCTAGTTGCACGGCCGCGACGTATTGTCGCGCGCCAGACACGATAGTTCTTTTACCGACATACAGCCAGATAGCGTGATGAGCAGGACGGCGCACAGCCCGATAACGACGAGCGACCAAAAAGCCGAGATCGTCGCATCGCGGCGCTCGCGGGCGTCCGGTGAGTTCAGCGACAAGGTGCTGGCAAAGCCGAACAGCGCCGCCAACAGCATCGACGTAACGGCAAAGATCACGCCAAGGAGTTTTGTCGCGGCGATCATGGCTATCCCTCAATCTGCCAGTGCGGCCCGTCCACGATGCTTTTCCACGTCCCACCCCAAGTGATGGTGACGCCGGCCTTTTTTGCCGCTTTTGCCACGGCCCCGGCAATCTTGCGGTAATCGGCCAAGTTCCATGAGACTTTACCGCCGGGCATGGCGACAACATCGACCGCCTTACCGCGAAGATGATACGAGTTCATTGTCCGGCTCTTGCCGGTCTTGACGAGGTAGCGTTGCCGCTCCTTGGTGCGCAGACCCTCGGTGATTTCAAACGGAATTGGGCTGGCGGCGCGTGCGGCCTTCATAACCGCGACGAGGCGCGGATCGACACCGGCCATGCGGCGGATGCTGGTGGCGTTGAGCTTCATCGGTCTGCCTTGTTTGCGAGCATGTCACGGATGTTATCGAGCTTGGCAAACACTTGGCCAAGCGTGTCGTTGAACTCAACGCGCGTCATGTAACGGCCGGCGACGAGAACTTCAATCTCGCCAACCTTTTCGGCCAACTCCTTGTCGGCCTTCTGAAGATCGCGGACAGCGCCCCAGACAGTGTTAAGTGTCCAGCCGCCCATTACGCCGATAATGCCGATAGCGATGTCAAAAAGAACTTGATATTCGACCATCATTGCCTCGTAAATCGCGCATACGGATTGGCCATGGCGTTCTGGCCTTGATACATCAATCCTTGTGCACCGGCCGTTGCCAGCGACGGAAGGTTAGCGTAATTGACCGGAGGCCGCGCTACGTTTCCAAGGACATTTGCCTGAAGCTGCTGCGAAGCGCGCATAGCGTTAGCAGTCTGTCTATTCTTGGCAAGCATTCCCAGACTTGCACCCCCGACAGCCCCTAATGCACCAAGACGAGCATAATCATCCAATAAAAAACGCTCGCGGTATTCGTCCGGCATGAATCCGACTGCAAAAGGCGCAGCAGTAAGTCCAGCTTCAGCTAATCCTGTCTTACTAAAGCTAGGGGCAAAAGCGGACATAAAATTTATCGCGCTTGATGACGTGCGGCCTTTGGCTAGATCATCAATTATTTTTTGTTGCTCTGGCGTAAAAGATTTATACGCGCCTGATTTTTTAAGCGCCGTAAACTGTTGTTTTACCCCCGTCGCAAAATTAGGAGATTCTTTAGCGGCGGTCATCGCCGCTTGAACATCGGCGTTTCTAAACAGCCGCGCATCAGCCTCTATAGACTTAGTAAGGTCTGACGTGCCTTTAGCCGCCGCTAACTCCTTGCCGGGAATTGCGTTCATAGGCTCGTTACGGAACAGATCAATGCGATCTATGACATCATGCGCCATAGCCTTTTCGACTTCCGTAGCGTTAGGATTTTGAAATACTGCGCCGGCGTCTTTGCGCAGACCGTGTATGTCTGCCATAGACACGTCTTTACCCGTGGCCGAAGTTAAGTCGGTCATAACATCGTTTATGGCCCCAAACCGCGATTTTTTGGCCGGGCTCCATTGATATTGGTCCGCAAAGTCTTGAGCCATTTTGCTTACAAGCGAATCGTAGGCCGAAGCGTCGTATTTAGCGCCCGATGAATAGGCTTCAGCACGCAGATTACGCGCCGTTTGGCCCATTTCTTTTGCGCCAAACTCAATATTTTGCGCCAGCGTCGGGATTGCTCCGGTTACGCCACGCTCAATGGCCCCCATAGCGCGGCCGCCCACGCCGCCGCCTAGCACGCCAAGACCAAATTGAAAATAAGGGTTCTGGCCGCCTGCGACTTCTTTGTAATACTCAGGCGCAGCCCCGCCGACAGCGCCAGCGGCTGTTTGTGCTGCTGGACCCGCTGCAAAACCTTCGGCAATGCGAGCCCCCCGCGTTTCGGGCATGAGATACCGCAACAGAGCATTAGCGCCTCGCGCTTGCGTAAACCCACCAAGAGCGCCACCAATTAAACCAGCCTCGACTTTTTCTGGGCCGGTCTTAGGAATGTAAGACGGCGTGAAAGTTTCTTGGAACATTTGAACCGGAGTGCGAACCGGCTGCGCACCAAGAGTCGGCGCGGCTAGATTGTAAAGCGACGTGCCCAATTCCGCCGCGCCAAGCGCCGTAGCGCCTAAAGCCGCCGCCGGAAGCGCCCCCGCGCCAAGCGCCGCGCCCGCTAAACCGCCAAGCCCCGCCGCCGCAGCGGTAGGAAGCGCTTCACCTAAAGCGACTTCGCCAGCGCGGCCAAGCGTCAAATCTTCAGGCTTACCATATTTCGCGTATGGGTTTTCAGAAGGTTTGGCGTATTTAGAGTATGGGTTTTCCATTCAGCGCCCCAAAATCTTTGCCGCCAAGCCTGGTACGCCAAAGTATTCGTCAAACATCGCTGCCGTGCCCGGATTAGCACGCAACTCTTCAATCGCCGCCGGCGGGATGCCAGCCGCTTCTGAAGGAGCCGCTTTGGCCGCTTCAATCTGTCGACGGCTTTCAGACTTAGCCGAAGAACCGGAAATATCTACATTTGTGCCAAATGTTTTGTTGAGATTATTTAACGTGGCGCGAACAGACTCGACCGTCGCCTTCGGATCGCCGAGCGCCTTAATGGCGTTCTTGACGTCAAAGTTAGAGTTAAGTTCTTGCGCTGTTTTGCCCGTTGCACGTGCCAAGACCGACACAAGGTTTTGCCGAATGCTATCAACCGTATCGCGGGTTGATTGAATTGGAGAACCCGTGAAGCGGCCATACGCCTGACCAAGCCACGATGAGCCGGCGGAGATTTCCGCGTTCTTAGCCGGTGTGTTCTTGACGCTAGGCACACCGCCTTGCTCAACGAGATATTCTATCTCGTTGCCAAAATTGGTGAGCATATTCTCAAGTTCAACCTTGCTTTTGTATTTGGCCGTCTGGCCAAGAGGCGCGGTAGCAATAAACTTCTGTTGCCGCACGGCAGTATCTTCAGGCGCGGCAGCCATAGAAGGAACAGGCGGTTGCACAACCGGCATTACAGAGGCCGGCGCGGCAAAAGCATTTACGGGCGCAACAGACGGCGCGAGCGCGTTAATAGGTTCAGCCGGTAGCGCTCTGAGCGACGGACGTTCGCCTGTCAAAGGCACCGTTTTATTGGCCTGATAAGGGCCAACGCTACCAGCCATGACCTTACTGACATAGTCGCTAACGCCCATGTTTACGTCGCGTGCGCCGGCTTTTGCGGCCTGCGCCAACGGACGGCCCGAAAACCAGACCGATACGGCGTCTTCAAGCGAGCCGTATTTAGCAATGTTGCGTTTGAACTGATCTTCAAAAACGGCTTCTTGCGCGTCTTTGTCACGCAAGAACTCTTGCGGGGTGAGACTGCGGCCAATAGCCTGTTTGGTCCACGACGGAATGTTCGCGCCCATAACCTGATACTTGCCATAGGCATTATCAACCGCGCCGCTTTTGCGCTTAACGTCAGGGCCAATAGCGCCATAATTGCCGCCGCTTTCAACTTTGGCAACGCCTTGCTTAGCCTGATTAACGAGATTCATAGGCTCCGCAGCGGGCGGCGTTAAAGCGACCGGCGTTTGAAACGCGCCTGCTTGCCCGCGTGATGCTATGGGTTGAGCCTGAGATGTAGCCATAGCTTTATATTCTTCGGGCGTTAATATTTTTGTGCCCGATTCATTTTGATAATATTCAATTGTTTGTTTTTCGCTGCGAACAGGCGACCATTTTTCTCTTGCGGGAACGAATGAATCCGCCACCATAGTCCGCTGCTGCGTAAATGGGTCTGTTCTGAACAGAGCTTTGCCGCGCACGCCGTCAACGACCGTTTCAGTTTCGGTCGGAGAAAGCTGTTTCATAAGGTCATCATGGCCACTAATAAAAGATTGCCACGACTCTGGCGTATGCGTTTTAGGCACATTAGCCATCAAAGTGGGGGCAAGTGGCGTATATTTTTGCAAGAGTGCGTCATAGCCGGCTTGAAAATTAGGTGCACGAGGGTTGAGCTTAGAAACCTCCGTGTTAAATTGATCTTTGTATTTAGCCGCAAGATCAAATTCACGGTTAAGCTTTTCTTGCTCTTCTTTTTCAGCCGCGCGAGCGTCTCTATTGGCTGCATAGCCCGCCGCCGTCCGCTGAAGCTCAAGTTGCTGCGCCAGTTTTTCTTGCTGCAACTCTTGGAGCCGCGACGCCTCTCCCTGCGCCATTGCGCCAAGAAAATTGACGTTCGGAAACTGAAATTCCGGCGTAGGAGTATATCGGACGACCATTACCGCCTCCCGTAAGCGTATCCGGCGGCTTGGATGCCTTGGCCAAGAACCTGTGCAAGCATGTTTGTCGGGGCCATATAAGAACTAGCCCGCGCCGCGCCCGCATCCGCGTAACCTTGGCCCAATCCTTGGCCCAGATTACCATATACATTCGCCAGATTAGTCCCGGTGTTCATGGCCGCGTTGCCGATGCCCTGCGCCGCGCCAAAACCCGTTCCGACGCCGCCCTGAAGCAGCCCAATCTGATTCTGACGGTTCTGCATGAACCGGTTGTAGGCATTGCCATATTCCTGGCTGGCCATGTCCTGCCCGAACCGCTGCGCCGCCTTTAACGCTGAACCCGACTGAAGCCCTGCTGCTGCGGCGGCGGAACGATTAACGGCCTGCATTCCCTGCTGCTCACGGAATGCGTAGCCGGGGTCCATCTGAAGCTGAGCAATAGTGGGCTGCTGCATGAGCGCGCCGGATTCCTCGCCAGGGCGAAGCCCCATAAGAACAGCCAGTCTATTAGTGGCTTCCGTGCCAAACTGCTGATAGGGCTGATAGGCAACTTCGGCCTGTTTCTGGCTCTGCTGAAGCGCCTGCGCGCCCTGTTGCGCCGCCAGCATTTGAGCCATCATGCTCTGTTGAATGCCCTGCGTCTGGGCTTCCGCCGCTTTACCCCAACCCATTATGATACCTTTCTCACAACGCCGTCAGGACCGCGCGTCATGCCCAAACGCTCTAGAATACCATACATATAGTCGTGCCCGTCGTCCACACGCGTATGAAACGCGGGGCCGCCAACAATCTGACGCAAAAGCCCTTTTGTCAGCCATCGCCGCCGCCATTCTGGCAATATGGAACAGTGGACTTCACCGTCTTTTTCGAAAATGGCCCCAATTGGATCGCCGTCTCTTTCAATAAGCCGAACTTTCCAACCTTCAGCGCGGCTTACATGCTCATCAAATGTAATTGGATACTGCCAGTCGGTCGCAGCGTATCCAATCTTTAACGCCAAATCACGGTTTTCGACAATCCGCGTCGTCATCAGACAAGCCGCATACGGGTGGTCGGCTGGCTGAGCGCCACAACTTCATTACGGAACGATTCAGTCGCCGCCGCGCCCTGCCGCGTCT